CTCAGTATCAACATTATGAGACAATGGAACCTCAGATAATGTATCATGCCGCAAATATTATAAAATGCGGAGATACATTAATTCATTCAAGACCTTATAATAATTCTGAAGGTAGAGACTTTGGAGCAAGAGGAACAAGAACAGGATTAGAATGGGTAAAAAGAAATATAGGTTGTGAAACTAAATGGATAGAAGTACCTGAGTGTGGACATGTCGATGGTATGTTAGCAATTATCAAACCTGGATTATTAATGACATGGAAAGAAAAATATATTCCCGAAGAATTAAAACATTGGGATAAAATTATTTTAACACCGTGGGATTTACCTGAATGGTTTCATGAAATGAGAATACAACATTTCTATAAAGATAAAGTAGAAAATTGGCTATCTCATTGGATTGGTTATGTAGATGAAACAGTATTTGATTTAAATGTAGTTAGTATTGATGAAAATACATTGATTACAAATGGTCATGATACAAGAATTGAAAAAGAATTAAAGAAATATGGAGTTGAAATGATACCGTTTGATTTCAGACATAAATATTTCTGGGACAGTGGATTACATTGCGTAACACTTGACTTAAGTAGAAATGGAGAAAGAGAAAGCTATGTATAATGTTGTAATGAGAACACCTGAGTGTTTAGTAATTGATGACTTCTTACCAGAAGAAGCACAAGATAAAATTTTAAATCAAGTACAAGTCGATGAGTGGGAACAAACTCAAGGCGATGATAAGTTTTGGCATTATACAGATGGTGCAAATTATAAAAATCAAAAGCGTTGGCAAGGCAAGTATCCTTATGGTGATAATTGTGACGTTTGGTTTGAACATTTTAATAAGTTTTTAAACGAATATGAACATATCGGCGACTATGTTGAAGGTGGAAAGTTTGAAGATTATGCAATGCGTTGTCATGCATATCCCGTAAACTCAAAGAACCCATGGCATAGTGATTTAGGTTTCACAACATATACATATTATGTTCATAAAGATTGGCAAATAAATTGGGACTCTACATTATTAATTGTTCCTATGGGAAGTGTACCAGAATACTCTCAGTGGATAGAATTAAAAGAAGGAACAAAACATTATGATAGTTATAAAGAATTACGAAGTCCAATGGAAATGTTTCAACAAAAAGAAAAGTTTCAATCATTAATCGATAAAGGTGTGGGTACATTTGTAAGTCCTAAACCAAATAGATTAGTATTGATACAAAAGAATTCAGTACACGGTATTACACGTGTTGATCCAGATGCTGGTGATAATATAAGAGTTACACTCACAGGTGCAATCGGAGAAGAAGGTTGGCGTGATAGAGTTACAAGACTAGCAGATGCAGAAATTAAAGAAGACGGAAAAGTCGGAATAAAAAAGTAAATGGCAGATTTAACTAAAAAAGCATATCAAAAAACGAAGTTTAGTAATGCACAACTATTAGAATTTAGTAAGTGTGCAAATGATCCTTTTTATTTTTTAAACACTTATTTCAAAATACAACACCCTACTAAGGGTAGTATGACATATGATGCTTATCAGTTTCAAAAAGGATTACTAAATTCTTATCATAATTATAGATTCTCTATTTCTATGCTCGGTAGACAAATGGGTAAATCCACTACTGCGGCAGGATATCTATTATGGTATGCGATGTTTATGCCAGACCAAACTATTCTAATTGCGGCACACAAATATTCAGGTGCTCAAGAAATTATGCACAGAATTAGACATGCTTATGAATTATGTCCTGACCATATACGTGCTGGTGTTACAAGTTATAATAAAGGTAGTTTAGAATTTGATAACGGTTCACGTATTATAGCACAAGCAACAACAGAAAATACAGGTCGTGGTCTTTCAATTTCTTTATTATACTGTGATGAGTTTGCATTCGTTAGACCTAATATTGCAAAAGAGTTTTGGACTTCAATATCTCCTACTCTAGCAACAGGTGGTAAAGCGATTATTACATCAACACCAAACTTAGATGATGACCAGTTCGCTCTCATATGGAGTGGTGCTAATAAAAATATAGATGAACACGGTAATGAAAAAGAAACAGGCATTAACGGCTTTAAACCATTTAAAGCTATTTGGAATGAACATCCTGATAGGGATGAAATTTGGTCTAAAGAAGAAAGAACACGTGTAGGTGAAGAAAGATTTTTACGTGAGCATGAATGTCAGTTTATTGCGTTTGATGAAACGTTAGTAGATAGTATAAAATTATCTCATTTAGAAGGTAAAGAACCTATTATGAAAACTGGGCAAGTAAGATGGTATGAAAAAATTAATAAAAATTCTACTTACGTTGTCGGTCTTGACCCTGCTATGGGTACGGGTGGAGACTATTCAGCGATTGAAGTTTGGTCATTGCCAGAACTAATACAAGTAGCAGAATGGCAGAGTAATCGTACAGATATGAGAGGTCAAGTAAAAACAATGCATGATATTCTAACTATCTTAAATGATGAAATGAATGAATTAGGAAATAAAAGACCAGAAATATATTGGTCAGTAGAAAACAATTCATTAGGAGAAGCCGCTCTTATAGTCATTGAAGAAATGGATGAAGATAAATTTCCAGGTGAATTTTTACATGAACCAAAGAAAAAAGGAATTCAAAAAGCAATAAGAAAAGGATTTACAACATCTTACAAAACTAAAATAACTGCATGTATGAAACTAAAGTCATGGATTGAGAGTGATAAAATGGTACCACTAAGTAAGAATTTAATTAGAGAATGTAAGACATTTATTGCAAAAGGCAAGAGTTATGAAGCAAAATCAGGCGAAACAGATGATTTAGTAAGTGCTACATTGCTTTGTATCAGACAAATTCAAGTAATATCACGATTCGATGAAGAATTTATGGATACGTTAGGAGAATCTCTTGATAGTGAAGATGCTTTTAATGACCCACTTCCTGTGCTATTTTGATAAATACATCTATAAGGAATCAATAATATGGCTGTAAATTATTCAACTATCGCAGAAAAAATAATGAGAATTATTCAAGGGAATGGAATTCCTTTGAAGATGTTTAGTTCTGATAATGGTAAAAGTGTTGCTAATCCAGAAGAAGCAAGATTTTTTTATATTGATGAACCTAATATGATGGTATCTATTGACGAAAGCACTAACGAAGTTAAACTTCATTTTGGTGAAGGCGTTGACATAGATAAACCACAGGCAGAAAAATTAATGAATAGTTTAAGACAATTATCACGTGAATACATGTTAGATTTTGACATGCGTTCATTTGGAAAACATATTGAACCTAAGAACTATGCTTATAAATTAGATAAAGATAAGGAGCAGACTATGAGTGACGTAATGAAAGAAGGCTTAACGCCTTTAGAAGGATCATCACGTACCAGTCGCCAAACACTAGAAAATGTAAGACTAATCGTCAAACACCGCAACGCAGTAAACGAAGAATCACGTGGTGCACGTTCTCGTAATATTTCAGCAATTTTTGTTGAAAATGCTGAAGGTGAACGTTTCAAGTATCCATTCAAACACTTGAACGGCGCAAGAGCAATGGCGAGACACGTTTCACATGGTGGTGTACCTAGCGACATGGTGGGTGAAGCTATTGTAGAACTTTCATCAAACTTGGCAAAATTAAAAGAGTTTATGAATGTTGTTAACAAGCAATCACTAATCAACGAAAACAATCGTTCAGTTGTACTGAATGTAAAACGTAGAATGGATTCAATTAAAGAATCTATCAAACGTGTTACAGGTGCAAAAGGATATACAAACTTTGTTGAGAAATTAGCAACAACAGAAGCAAAACAAAATGCTGAGATTACAGAAGATACAGTAAACAGCTATGTTTCAAAATTTACAAAATCAACTTTTGAAGAATCTTTAAGGGATGTTATTCCACTTATACATCGTGTAAACGAAGAAGAAGTAGAAGATAACCGTGCAGACCAAGTTGCACGTGTTAGAGAAATTATTGTGGCTAAGGACAAAAAGACTGGCGAAAAGAAAAACAAGATTACTTTTCCTAAAAAGCCAGGTGCAGAATACGACTATGACGCAATTAAGAAACAATATGCAGAACCTCGTACTCCACAAGAAGCAGAAGAACAAAAGAAACTTAAGTTAGCATTATCAATCGATGATTTAGGTGATAGAGTAGATGTTGATACTACAGATGACAATAAGCGTAAAAACAAAGGTCATGATAGAGCGGCTGAATTATCAATGTTCTTAATGGACATGGGTAATGCGATTCGTTCAGGTAAAGGTCTTACAAAAGAGAAGATTCAGATTACTGGATATTTAAGAAAACTAGCACAACAGAACGAAGCAGTAGAAACTGTGGGTACTCCTGTTAATGAACAGTTTGATACAATGCTTTCAGAAGCATTTTCTAAGTTCGACATTCCAGCATAATATACCAAAAAAACCAATAAAATCAGGGATCCTGTAGGGTCCCTTTTTTTTGTGGAAAAAAATACAAAAAATACGTATTTAACACTTGACTTTGATTCCAAAGATAAGTATAATAGTAAACATGTTTAAGAGTAAACTGTTTGCACTTAGGCTAATACAACAAACAAAAACTAATACAGGCTAATATAGGAGAATATAATATGGCTACACTAGCAGAAATCCGTGCAAAACTTCTTGCACAAGATTCAAAATCGGCAGATAATGCCAACGCAAATAGAGGCTCAGATGCCATCTATCCGTTCTGGAACATGGACACTGATTCAACATCAGTAATTCGTTTTCTTCCAGACTCAGACAACTCAAATACTTTTTTCTGGCGTGAAAGACAAATCATCAAGATGCCTTTTCCAGGTGTCAAAGATGGTGATGAGTCAAAACCAGTGACAGTTCAAGTTCCATGTATCGAAATGTGGGGTGATACTTGTCCAGTACACGCAGAAATTCGTCCTTGGTTCAAAGATCCAGCAATGGAAGACATTGGACGTAAGTATTGGAAGAAACGTTCATACATCTTTCAAGGTTTCGTAGTAACGGATCCGATGAATGAACAAGCTCCTGAGAATCCAATTCGTAGATTCGTAATTGGGCCACAAATCTTCAAACTATTGAAGTCGGCTCTTATGGATCCAGATATGGAAAATCTTCCAACTGATTATGATGCAGGTACAGACTTCCGTCTTACTAAAACTCAAAAAGGTCAGTACGCAGACTATTCAACTTCTAATTGGGCACGTAAAGAACGTTCTCTAAATGAAGAAGAACGTCAGGCAGTAGAAACTCATGGTCTTTATAACCTAAATGATTTCATGCCAAAGCGTCCTAATGATGAAGAAGTTCGTATCATTATGGAAATGTTTGAAGCGTCAGTTGATGGGCATCTTTATGACCCAGAAAAATGGGGTTCTTACTACAAACCATATGGATTGGATGTTGGTAATACTAAGCCAGCAACATCGGCACCTACTGCACCAGCAGTTACACCGAACGTTGTTACTGAGGCTCCGGTAGCACAAAATTCAACTCCAGCTGAAACATCGGCTCCTGCTCCAAAGGCAGTAGCAACACCTCAACCAGCAATGGCAGAGGCGGGTGCACCAGCAAGTGGTGGTCAGGGAACTGATGCCGCTGATATCCTGAAAATGATTAGAAGTCGTAAGGCAGACTAATTGTTAACTAAAACGAGGGAGGCTTCGGTCTCCCTCATAATATCGAACGGAGAAGAATATGCCAAGAGCATTTGATGTAAGTAAATTTAGAAAAAGTATTACAAAAGCGGTACCAGGCGTAAGTGCTGGTTTTCGTGATCCTGATACTTGGATTTCAACAGGTAACTACTGTCTAAACAAGTTAATTAGTGGAGACTTTCATAAAGGTGTTCCATTAGGTAAAGTAACAGTATTTGCAGGCGAGAGTGGTGCAGGTAAATCCTACATTGCCGCAGGTAATATTGTTAAAAATGCACAAGACCAAGGTATCTTTGTAGTTCTTATTGATAGTGAAAATGCACTAGATGAGAAATGGCTACATGCATTAAAAGTAGATACAACAGAAGATAAACTATTAAAACTAAACGTAGCAATGATTGACGATGTTGCTAAAATCATTAATGACTTTATGAAAGATTATAAGGCAGAATATGCCGATAAAGACGAAGTAGAGCGTCCTAAAGTTTTATTTGTCATTGATAGTTTAGGAATGATGTTAACACCAACAGATGTTGACCAGTTTCAAAAAGGTGATATGAAAGGTGATATGGGACGTAAACCTAAAGCACTTGCATCACTAGTACGTAACTCAGTTAATATGTTTGGTGACTACAATGTAGGACTAGTAGCAACTAATCATACATATGCATCACAAGATATGTTTGACCCTGATGATAAGATTTCAGGTGGTCAAGGTTTCATCTATGCTTCAAGTATTGTTGTAGCAATGAAGAAATTAAAACTAAAAGTTGATGAAGACGGTGTAAAAACATCTAAAGTACATGGCATTAGAGCGGCATGTAAAGTAATGAAAACTAGATACTCAAAACCATTTGAAGGAGTACAAGTAGAAATTCCTTATAAAACAGGAATGAGTCCTTATAGTGGTCTAGTAGATTTCTTTGAAGCAAAAGGAATCTTAGTTAAGTCAGGCAATAAGTTGGCTTACACAACTAAGTCAGGTGATATTATGTCAGAATTCAGAAAGAATTGGACAGATGAAAAACTTGAAGTAGTAATGAACGAGTGGAATCATAGAGATTTTGATGATGAATCAGAAGAACTTGAAGTTCCAGAAGATAATAAAGTAGAAGTAACTGAGGAAGTATAATGAGTAAATATTTTTCGACTAAACGCTATGGGCATAACATTGGACTAAGTGCAGTGTTTAGACAACCTTTAGCACACTCACATTGTAAATTACTGCACGGATATAGTTTAGCTTTTAAATTCACATTTGGTTGTGATGAATTAGATGAACGTAATTGGGTAGTTGATTTTGGTGGACTTAAACCTCTGAAAGCATGGCTTGAAGATACGTTTGACCACAAAGTTGTAATTGATGTAAATGATTCTAAAAAAGATGATTTACTATTACTTGAGACTAAAGGTCTAGCAAGTGTTGTACAACTAGATGGTGTGGGGGTTGAAAAATTCTCAGAACACGCATGGCGTTTTGCTGATAAACTTGTCAGAGAAATGTCAGATAATAGGTGTTACTGTGTTAGTGCCGAATGTGCAGAGCATGGCGCTAACTCAGCCATCTATGAGGTGTAGTGTGTAATGGCGACAGTTGAGTTAGAAACAGTATTTGAGTTATGGGATAAGGTAAAAGGTTTTATTCCAGCAAAAGATAAATTAGAAGCGGCAGAAACATTTGTAAAAGTTTGTGATGATAGTGGTATCGAACAACATGAGATAGATGAATATGCCGAAAACGACAAGATACTTGAAACGGCAGTAGATAGATATTTTGATGAGTTTGAGGAAGAAGAGGAAGACTGGTAATGGAAAATTGGTATAATAAGGTAGTTAAGGATTGGGGTAAAATTCCTGATTGTGTTGACTATTTTACCAATGAAGTAGCAGAAGCAAGGAAAGAAGTTAGAATATATGGTAACGTAGAAAAGAATGCTACAAATTTACCATCATATGTAGAATTGCGTTTTGCTCAATTACAAGAATTAGAAGCTATCCTAGAACACTTAAATATACAACTTAGAAAGAAACGTAGTGAGTATTTAAGAAAATATTTAGAAAACTATAACAAGGCACTTAGTTCACGTGATGCAGAAAAGTATGCAGACGGTGAGGCAGAGATTGTAGCTATAAGTGAATTAATCAATCAAGTAGCATACACTCGTAATCAGTATTTAGGTATAACGAAAGGTTTTGAAATAAAACACTTTCAATTAACAAATATAATTAAGTTACGAGTAGCAGGAATGGAAGACGCGGAAATAAACAACAGACATTAATAAACATTGGGAATGAGTAAATACATTACCAGCAAGAGAGACAGACATGAGCGAAATAAAAGTAATTAAAAGAGACGGCACTCCAGAGCCATTGGACCTGGAAAAAATGCACAAAGTTGTGATGTTTGCATGTAAAGACATTGCAAATGTCAGTGCAAGTGAAGTGGAACTAAAATCACATATTCAATTTTACGATGGTATAAGAAGTGAAGAAGTACAAGAAACACTAATTAAAGCCGCCGCTGATTTAATTTCAGAAGAAACACCTAATTATCAATGGGTTGCTGGTAATCTAGTAAATTACCATTTGAGAAAAATGGTGTATGACAGTTTTGACCCATGGCATATTAGAGATATTATCAAACTTAATACTAAAAATGGTTTTTATGATCCGGCATTACTTAAGGATTACTCAAAAAAAGAATGGGATGAAATTAATAGTTTTATCAAACATGATAGAGATTTTAATATTGCATATGTTGGTATGGAACAATTTCGTGGAAAATATTTAGTACAAAATCGGGTAACTAATAAACATTTTGAAACACCACAAGTTGCATATGTTCTGATTGCCGCATCTTTATTTGGCAATTATCCAAAAGAAACAAGATTGAAATATGTCAAAGAATACTATGATGGAATTAGTAATTTTGACATATCTCTACCTACACCTGTTATGGCTGGCGTAAGAACCCCACAAAGACAGTTTTCATCCTGTGTTTTGATTGAGACAGACGACTCACTTGATTCTATAAATGCTACCTCAAGTTCAGTAGTCAAATATGTTTCTCAAAAAGCAGGCATCGGTATTGGTGCTGGTAGCATACGTGCTATCAATTCACCGATACGTAATGGTGATGCAAGTCATACAGGTGTTATTCCTTTTTATAAACTATTTCAGGCAAGTGTAAAATCATGTTCACAAGGTGGTGTGCGTGGTGGAGCCGCAACTTTATATTATCCAATTTGGCATTTAGAAGCAGAAGACTTATTAGTTCTAAAAAACAATAAAGGCACGGAAGATAATCGTGTTAGACATATGGATTATGGCGTACAGTTTAATAAACTTATGTATGAGCGTCTTTTGTCAGGTGGTAACATTTCGTTATTTTCACCTTCTGATGTTCCGGGTTTATATGATGCATTCTTTAGTGACCAAGATAAATTTAAAGAATTATATGAACGAGCGGAACGTAATACAAGATTACGTAAGAAATCTATTCCAGCTATTGACTTATTCTCTATGTTTATGAACGAGAGAAAGAACACAGGTCGTATATATTTAATGAATGTTGACCATGCAAATGACCACAGTGCATTTGTTACAAAAGATGCACCAATTAGACAGTCAAACTTATGTTGTGAAATTAACTTACCCACAAAACCTTTAAAACATATGCACGATGAGGAGGGCGAGATTGCTCTTTGTACTCTTAGTGCGATTAATTGGGGCAATATTAAAGCACCAGAAGACTTTGCAAAACCATGTGAACTAGCAGTACGTGGACTAGATGCTCTATTAGATTATCAGAGATATCCTGTTTTAGCGGCTGAGATTTCAACTAATAATAGAAGACCTCTTGGTGTTGGTATTATTAACTTTGCTTATTGGTTAGCTAAGAATGATACATCTTATACTAATCCTAATTTAAAATTAGTTGATGAATGGGCAGAGGCTTGGTCATATTATCTTATTAAATCATCAAATATCTTAGCACAAGAAAAAGGTGCATGTCCATTATCTAACGAGACAAAGTATGGTAACGGACTTTTACCAATAGATACATATAAACCTGAGGTTGATGAATTAGTTAAAAGAAAATATAC